TAATAAAATCAAGAAATGCTTCGCATTGTTTTATTTTCTTTGTCCACTCAGGTTCAAAGAACATTGCGTCCGATAATGTATCTTTATATTCTGGTTCGGTTTGTTTTTCCCATTTTGGAAACCATGCTACTTCCATAACTGGATTACTTGACACTTCTCTCACCTCTTTTCTTTCTGGACATACAAATTATTTTGTTGAGTTTTTCTCAACTAAATGAGTAAAAAAATAAGAATGAATATCAGAAAAGGGGATTTCTAATGCAACTATCGCGTTTTCCATTTCATCCTGTCCCCAGTCTACTACATTGTTTAATTTATTGCTGACAGATACTTCTGATAATCCGATATTCCTTGAAAATTCAGCTTGTGTGCCAAATTTTTCTCTTATACGCCCACGTAATTTTCTATAATCGTAAGGCATTTTCTTTCACCTCCCATAGTTGAGTTTTTCTCAACTACCTGTATAATAGCATCGCACTTCAAATATGTCAATGGTATTTTTAAGTTTTTCTCAATTTTAATAAATAATCATTGATATTTTCTCAACTCTGCTTTATAATTCTATTAAAGAAATCTTTAAGGAGGATTTGCTTTGAACAAGGTTGATATAAAAGAAAGAATAAAACAAGGTCTGGAAATTCGTGAAATTACTCAAACTCAATTAGCAACTAGAGCCAATATCGATAAAGGGCAGCTTAGTTCATATATATCAGGAAAATATAAACCTCGTCAGAATAATATAGATGCTCTTGCCGCAGCATTAAATGTAAGCGAAGCCTGGCTTATGGGTTTTGATGTTCCTATGGAAAGAGTTTCGAATAAGACAGAAATAGATCAGTCAGTTTCAAGATCTGTTGAATATGTGAGCAGCTATCTACACATAATCAAAGAAAGGTCCTCACTTATTCAAAGAACCTTCTCTCCACCCAGCAAATGGAAGAAGATCTTCTTGCAGCTCATGCCCGGACAGATGTTGAACAGACACCTGAGGGTGTCCAGCATGATCTGGATATTATGAATGATGATAGTAAATGGTAATAGAAGGGAGATGTTATTATGCTTTATCCATTTATGACACTAAACGACAATACAGAGATTGTTCATTCTGAATCGCTTCAGAAGGACGGTAAAGAGCAGGTTAAAGTTCGCATCGAAAAGCCTGTTTACGGCGGATTCCATTCCGCTTCATGTTGGTTGCCTGATTATAAATGGGAAAATATTGATGGATTCTCTGATGAAGAAATTAAATATTTTCAGGATTATCTGGCATCTGTTGCTCACATTATTATGCAGTTAGCCCGCGAAGGAGGATTTGAAGGAGGTATGGATAATGCCTCGAGTTTTTAAGATTGGTTCTTATATCATATATTTCTGGGTAAATGAAAATGACCCTTTAGAACCAGTACATGTCCATGTATGTGAGGGAGTTCCATCTCCTACCGCAACCAAAATATGGATTACTCGAAACGGTGGATCTCTTCTTTGCCATAATAAATCAAAGATTCCCGCTAAGCAACTACGATTTATCATGCAGACTATAGAGGCTCGAAGCAAAGATGTTCTTGACCTCTGGTATGCAACATTTCATCAGATCAGCTACTATTGCTAAGGGGTGATCCCAATTGAACTACGGACAGTTACTGACTGCTGCCGATCAGGAAGGATTGTGCGTCAAAGAGCAGCCGCTTACCGGGCATGACGGCCTAATCCGCGGCAGTCGCATAGCAATCCGAAAGGATATAGAAACACAAGCAGAAAAATCTTGTGTGCTTGCCGAAGAAATCGGGCATTATCGCACCAGCTCCGGAAACATTTTAGACCAGAATAAGGCAAAAAACCGAAAGCAGGAGTATCGAGCTCGGCTTTATGGGTATAATCTAAAAATTGGGCTTGCCGGCCTGATCAGGGCTTATGAAGCAGGATGTGGGAATCTTTATGAGATGGCTGAATATCTGGATGCTACGGAGGAATATTTAAAAGAGGCTATACAGTGTTACCATTCTAAATACGGTGTATACGCTGTTGTTGATAATTATGTCATTTATTTCGAACCATTTGCGGTGATACATATGATTTCATCAACAGATTAAAGAATGGAGCTATTATTACTAGCTTCGCTTTTGGAATAATATAAGAATTTTACTATTGAACAGATATCTCGAATGACGGGGTATCATCAGGAACTGATTGAATTACGCATTTCGAAATATTTGTAAACCATTTAGGAACGGAGGATGAATATTGTGGGATTATTCGATATATTCAGAGTTGGCAAAATTAAGGCCGAAAATAATTCTTTAAAACAGCAGTTACAAGAATTGCATGCTGATGAATATTTTCAAGTAAAAACTCGCTTGGATTCTATGACCCAAGAAATTGTTGATAATAATGCGCTTATATCTAAGCAGCACGAAGAACTTTCTTCCCTTACTGAACGTTCTCAAAAAGTCAGTAAGCAGTTAAATACACAGACATCTAAAATTAATCGCTACAAAGAACTGTATAAGAGCATTGAATATGTACTTGATAATTTTCTCATATCTGATATTCAGTACAGCAACTGTCGCCTAAATCCCCATGATAAAAAGGATTTGGAAGCGCTCACTCCCTCGATATCATTATGTTTTCATTCTTTAGATGTTAAAGAGCTTCGTAAGGCATATAAAGAAAATGAGAAACAAATAGATCAGTTGATGGATCTTTACAAGTCTCGTTATACTACTAAAGCAAATAAATCTATATATTCTCTTGTCGTTATCGCTCTTAGAGCTGAACTGCAAAATGTTTTATATAATCTGAAATACGATAAATTAGAAAAATCTATTGAAGACATTAAAACCATCTGTGCAAAATATCTTAAGATTGCTGCAGAAGGAAATCAGAGTATTGCCAGTACTCTCACGAAATTTATTGGTGAAATGGAATATCTTTTTATCAACGCTGTTAAAATAGAATACTCTTACTACACAAAGAAAGAACAGGCTCGTCAAGAACAACTTGCTTTAAAAGAACAAATGAGGCAAGAAGCCGAGGAAAGAAAAGCTCTTGAAACAGAACGAAAGAAAATTGAAAAAGAAGAAACTAAATATAAAATTGAGATTGAAAAACTTCAAGGTTCTCTTAACCAAGCCTCTTCCGATACCGAAACGCAAAAATTACGTGCCCGAATTCTTGAATTACAGCAACAACTTTCTAATGTAATTGTCAAAAAAGATGAAATTACTACTTTGCAGAACGGTAAAGCAGGAAATGTATATATAATCAGTAATTTAGGAGCTTTTGGAAAGGATGTATTCAAAATCGGAATGACTCGTCGTTTAGACCCTCAGGATCGTGTTAACGAGCTTGGCAGCGCAAGTGTTCCATTTAAATTTGATGTGCATAGTTTTATCTTTTCTCAAGATGCTGTTGGACTCGAAAAGCAACTCCATGATATTTTAAATGAGAAAAGGCTCAATAAAGTAAATCTTCGCAAAGAATTTTTCAGAGTAGACATTTCCGAATTGGAAAGTATAGTTACTTCTATTGATCCAACTGCAGAATTTAATAAAACTATGTTTGCAGAGGAATTCCACCAATCAGCTGAAATTGATTTGTCGCAACCATCCAATAAAACTATTTGGATAGATGAAGAAGACAATAACGAATAAATTAACATTAACAAAAACCGCCCCAGTATTGGCATACTGAGACGGTGATCAGAATCTCCGAAGAGATTCGGTACTTTGGCAAAGATATTGTATCATCTTCGGAGCAGTTACACAATCAGAACATTTGTGTGGCTGTTATTTTTATACTTAAAATTACATATTTTATAAAACCGAGGTGATATTTATGAGTAGTAAAGTAGCAGCTCTCTATATCCGTGTCTCGACAGAGGACCAAACAGAGTTATCTCCTGATGCACAGAAACGCCTTCTGCTGGATTACGCCCAAAAAAACGATATGATTGTTTCCGGAGATTTTATCTTTACTGAGAGTGTTTCCGGCCGGCACGCACAGAAGCGCCCGGAGTTTCAGAAAATGATCGCCCTGGCGAAGCAGCCCTCTCACCCCATTGATGTGATCCTGGTATGGAAATTCAGTCGTTTTGCCCGTAACCAGGAAGAGTCTATCGTATACAAGAGTATGCTCAAGAAGGATAATGTAGACGTGATCAGTGTATCTGAGCCACTGATTGAGGGACCTTTTGGCAGTCTAATCGAGCGCATCATCGAATGGATGGATGAATACTACTCCATTCGATTGTCAGGTGAGGTTTTGCGTGGCATGAAAGAAAAAGCCCTGCAAAAAGGCTATCAGACATCTCCCTGTCTTGGCTATACTGCAGTTGGACATGGAAAGCCTTATGTTATCAATGAGGCTGAATATACCATTGTCTCTTATATTATGGACCTGTATGATAATCAGAACTTAGATGAGACAGCTATTGCCAGGCGTTGCAATGATCTCGGGTACCGGACGAAACGTGGAAAACTCTTCGAGCGGCGTAGCGTTGACCGGATTCTTGGAAATCCCTTCTATTGCGGAACTGTTGTCTGGAACGGAGTGGAATTTGAAGGAAGCCATGAGGTACGTCTTTCCAGGGAACGGTATGAAAAACGTCAGAAGCTGATCACTTCCCGGAAACGTCCGGTCAAGGCGCGGAATGTCTCTGCCTGCAAGCACTGGCTATCCGGTCTTTTAAAGTGTTCTGTCTGCGGAGCCACACTTTCTTACACCGGTAATAATAAGTGTCCTTATTTCCAGTGCTGGAAGTACGCAAAGGGATTTCATAAGACTTCCGTAGCCTTATCTGTCAAAAAAGCCGAAGAAGCTGTGATAAGTTATTTTGAACAGATCTTAGACGGAGCAGAATTTACATATGTGTGTAAAAAGAAAAAGACTGATCATTCACTGCAAATTGAACAGTTGCAGAAAGAGATCAGTAAGCTCAGTATGAGGGAAAGCAGGATCAAAGAAGCTTATGAGGCAGGAGTAGACACTCTGGAAGAATATAAGAGAAATAAAGACCGTCTGGTATCAGACCGATTAGAATTGACTGCTGCCCTTTCGCAGCTATTACAGGAAGAACAGGCAGAACAGCCTAATACAGAAGAAGTCCTGAAAGAGATCCGTTCTGTTGCGGATGTCCTGAAGAATCCAGACGTAGGTTATGAGGAAAAAGGAAATCTGATCAGAAGTGTTGTGGAACAGATCATATATGATAAGGAATCCGGAAAAATGTCTTTTGACATCATTATTTCCTGAATTTCAGACCTCTATAAAAAGTGCCATTTCAGTCATTTTAACACTTTTGTAATATTTTTTCAGAATTGAAAATCCCGCAAACCCGCATAAACACTGGGGTTGCGGGGCTATTATAGGGTACTGCACTCGGGGCCACCATATTGACTCATGATGTACTGCGCAATTTTCGCATTCGGCTGTGTGATATTTACCGGATACTGAAGCCTTTTTTCATAATTCCACATAACCTATCTGCACGCTCCTTCCTTCTCCCACGGGAATGGCTGTTCCATCCACTTCCATCTGTCACAGTCCGTCAGATCTGCAGAATCTATCGTCAGCGGACCATACATTTCTGCATATTCTTTTAAAAGCTGCTTCCTTTTCCGGATCATTTCGCTGCAGCAGGTAAGGGCTTTTTCATCACAGGGATGGGTATCCAGATATAAATGAAGATCATTTACTGCAAAACTTACTTCATTGATCTCACCAAGGAGCTGGCATCTGGAACGGTTCTGTTTCATCTGCGTCCACCTCTCTTTCCGCAAAACGGCTTACATAACTGTGGAAAAACAGTTCCCACACTCAGCGCATATGGCAGTTCAAATATTCCTGTGAATTTCTGGCAGGGAACATATGCCATTGCAGGCTCTAAATGCTGAAGATGTGAATACATTTCTGCATTTTTGCTCTTACTTCCGGGCATCATACAGTCACAGTTTCTGTTGTCATTTTCGGGCATTGCGCAGCCGCAGCTTTTCTTCTGTCCTTCCGGCATTGTATGACTGCAGTCTCTTCCTCTGTTTTCCGGCATCGCACAGCCGCAGCCTCTTCCCTGCATTTCCCGGTTTACGGGCTGTGGTTTTGTCATGCCACAGGTATGATTATATGGTCTGCCGCAGGAACGGCCCATCTGATAACTTTCCATGAACAAATCCTTTCCGTCTGAAATTCCTTTACGCTATATTTTATGACATCTTCCTGAAAATAGTGAGAGCAAAGCAGTTCCGTCCGGAACAGACACCTGTTTTACTCGATTTCGGGCGGTCTGAAACAATGAAAAAATCACAAAAATTTCATATTTACAAACCAGTTCAACAGTGCTATAGTATCCTTGCTTATAATATCTTATTTATCGTTTACTCACAGTTTTATAGACACAAAAACAAAAAAATATTTTTTATAAACAGATCAAGTACGCTTATTTTCCGGGCATGTCTGAAAAGATTTCTCAATAATATCCAGTCATCTTCAGACGCGCTCCAGGGCGTACTTGATATCTTATTGGAGGATTTATGCAGATAATTATTGTTGGATGCGGAAAAGTCGGACGTACCCTGGCTGAGCAGCTTCAGGAAGAAGAGTCCGATATTACACTGATCGATGTTTCTTCTAATGTGATCAATTCCCTTGAAGACGATATCGACGCAATGGGAATCGTAGGAAACGGAGCAAGTATCAACACTCTGATGGAAGCCGGCATTGAGAATGCCGATATTCTGATCGCAGTTACAGGTTCTGATGAGATGAACCTTCTCTGCTGTCTGATTGCTCAGAAAACAGGACACTGTCACACCATCGCCCGTGTCCGTAATCCGATCTATGCCAATGAAATTGGCTTCATCAAGAAGCGTCTTGGCGTTACCATGATCATCAACCCGGAACTGGCAGCAGCACAGGAGATTTCCCGTCTCCTTCGTTTCCCGTCTGCCATCAAAATCGACACTTTTGCCAGAGGCCGTGTGGAACTGCTGAAATTTAAAGTTCTCCCGGAATTTGGTCTGGACGGAATGACAATTTCCCGTATCACAGAGTCTCTGCGATGCGATGTTCTATTCTGTGCAGTGGAGAGCAGAGATTCTGTCTCTATCCCTGGCGGTAATCATGTCGTTCATGACGGAGATCTGGTTTCCATTCTCGCTTCTCCTGTCAATGCGGCTGCATTCTTTAAAAAGATCGGGCTGAAGACCAATCAGGTAAAGAATGCCATTATCGTAGGCGGCGGAACTATTTCCTATTACCTCACCAAAGCACTTCTGGATATGAACATTTCCGTAAAGGTGATCGAACAGAACGAAGACCGCTGTGAAGTTTTAAGTGACCTGATCCCGGAAGCGACCATTATCAATGGCGACGGTACCAATCGTTCGCTCCTTATGGAAGAGGGACTCTCCCGTGCAGAAGCCTTTGTCTCTCTTACAAACCTGGACGAAGAAAACGTATTCCTTGCACTTTTTGCCAAAACCGTATCCAAAGCCAAACTGGTTGCAAAAGTAAACCGCCTTGCCTTTGATGACGTGATCGACAGTCTCGATATCGGAAGTGTGATTTACCCGAAATACATTACTGCCGATTACATTCTTCAGTATGTGCGTGCCATGCAGAACAGTATCGGAAGCAACATCGAAACTCTTTATCACATCCTGGATAATCAGGCAGAAGCTCTGGAGTTTGCAATCCGCGAGAACTCTCCTGTAGTCGGAATCCCTCTGTCAGAATTAAATCTGAAGAAAAACCTTCTGGTAGGATACTTAAACCGCAACGGTGTGGTAAAAATCCCGCGAGGCCACGATACCATCCAGGTCGGAGATACGGTGATCATCGTAACTACTCATAAGGGCCTTCGTGATATCACAGATATTCTTGAAAGGTAAAGGAGCCGGACTATGAATTATTCTATCATTATTTATATTATCGGAATGATCTTAAAGATCGAGGCCGCATTTATGGCTCTGCCTGCTGTCACAGCCCTGATCTACCGGGAAACTTCCGGAATTGCCTTCGTGATCACAATCCTCCTGTGTCTGGCAGTCGGATTTCCTCTGACCCGTAAGAAACCGACAAAAAAAGCCTTCTATACAAAAGAAGGCTTCGTGACCGTCGCATTGAGCTGGATCGTTCTGAGTATCATGGGTGCAGTTCCATTTGTCATCAGCAGAAGCATCCCGAATCCTGTAGATGCACTTTTTGAGACAGTTTCCGGTTTCACTACAACCGGTGCCAGCATCCTCAGTGATGTAGAGGCACTTCCTCACTGTGTGCTCATGTGGAGAAGTTTCACTCACTGGATCGGCGGAATGGGAGTTCTGGTCTTTATCCTCTCTCTTCTGCCACT